GTACCCTTGGTATGAGTCGGAACATTCTGATTGGCAAACAGTTCCATGCCATAACGCTGACCCAGATAGCCACGCAACTGAGTCTGGACACCAACTTCACCAGCACCCTGTGCCTGTGCCAGTGCGGGAGAGTTCAACAGAACTTCCTGAAGTGCTCCGCCCATCATGTAGTGCATATAACCGGGCAGCATGGGTACAGCATTATCAAACATGATACGGTGCGGACCGGTGAGGTCACTGACCACAGGTGTACCAACGGTACCCGTCAGGTCATAGTACCACGGGACAAATTTGTACAGCGCACAAAGCTTCTGGTCAATATCATCAGCCAGAGCATAGGCAGCCGGTTCGATGTGATCGGCGATAATTTGCTCGCCCGTGAAAGCAAGTTCCTGATCAGTCAGAGCAAACTTGACTTCTTTCCAGTAGTCAAGACTCAACTGAAGATACGAAGTATCCAAGTCTTGAGCGGAACTCGGTGCATCCTGAGCCACAAAAGTACTGGGCTTTTTGATCTCAATGATCTGGCCCTTCTTGAAACTTCGACGTTCTCTGTCATACCCACGATGGATACGACCTGCCATCCCCAATGCTTTGTGAAGCAGGATGAGTGCTTCTTGAGCGTAGAAGATAGGATTATAGGCATCAATTGTATTGGCCATAAGTTACTCCTAATCCGTCCCAACCAATCTTATTGATTGTCGGGAACAATTTTAATGGTCTTGTTCTCCTTTTCAGCTCGTTCTTTCGCAGCTCGATAGATCTTGGTATCACGGCCTTCAGTTTCAGTCAGGACGATAACATTACCATCATCACTTCCACTACCGGGTGCACCAGGAACATGCGAGCCAGAATTACCAGAGCCAGCAAAGGCACCAGCCAACGATTTGTCTTTACTCATTTCGTCAATGAGCTCACCGACAGTCATTGGACCTTGGTTGTTAGTTTTCGGTGAGACACGCACCTCACCCTTTTCATTTACAACTCTCACTACTTTGACCGGCTTCCCGTCGATCACATCTTCTTGCAACTTAACCTGTGCTTTTACCAGAGGCAACAATAGTCTGGCGTTACCTTTCGCTCCCGCAATAGCGGTTGTAGCTGCAGAATCAATCAGGGCCGTCGATAACTGCTCTGTTAGGGTACTGATTGTAGTATCCCGTTCACCAAGTTCCCCTTGATGCTTTTCTGTTAATTGATTTGTTACAGCTTCAATTTGCGCTTTCACTTCTTCGGTCGTTTCGCCTTTACCGATTCTCTCGATGGTTGCCAGCGCTTCCCGCGCTTTAACCGGGTCGAGGTCACCGAAATTTTTGATTTGACCTTGGAGCGTACTCACATTGGATCGTTCTTTTTCCAATGCTGACTTCAGACCTTGGTTGTCTTCAAGGCCGTGACCATCAATGGCACCAACATCCAACATGTAAAAGCCATCCCGGCCTTGCATGGGTTTGTAATGCTCAGCAACAGCCGTCCCGGCATCGTTACCGCTCAATCCATCGAAGTCTTGTTTACTAATAATCGCATTTAACATTTTGTTACCTCCCGGCTTCCCGCCGTTGGATTCAGCTTCCCGCCAAATCGTTAATAAGTTTTATTCACGGTTACCATTATAAGAGTTATCAAAATTGAAAGCAATGAAAATTATCATAGATATATCTATCTATAATATAGATATGTATAGAATGGATAGATATACTAAGCGTATTTCTTCTCTAATTGTTTCAATGTCAACGGGTCACCACGGTAATCGACAAATTGATCTATCTTTACTTTACCAGCGCGGAATAGTTGAGTGCGTCTCTTGCCAAGTATGTCTTCTTGACGTGACTTCGGTTGCTCTTTAAGCCATTGACCATATGTCTTGCGACTGGACACTTGGCCATCCATCGAGGCACGGGTACCAGTTGGAGCTTCTTTAAGTTTAACACCGAGTTCCTTCCAGCTTTTTAGTACAGGTACAGTGGTCGTTCTACAATTAGGATGAAAAGGTGGACGTGGCCCTGAGTCGACAGGGTAAACATTTCCATCCTCCGCTCGACAGATGGCAGATGTACGACTATCGAGAGTTGCCACAATCTCAACCCCTTTGATAACATCTTCGTTGGCTTTGTAGGTTTCATTTCTCACCTCGTTAGAAACATTGGCAACAGTAGTTCTAACTAAAGTACGAACATGCCTCCTCTGTTCATTGATAAGACCATCTTTATAGCCTTGGGATTTTGTTCCAAGTATTCGCCGAGTAATCTTTTCGATACCCTCACCAAGACCGGCACCAATCCGAACTTCTCTGATTATCTTTTTACTCGTCGCTGTCCCCCAGTCGGCAAACCACTCATTGACATACAAACCATCCATCGGACGAGTATTTACCAACCCCTTGAGAACTCGAGCATCTGGAACATCCACTTGAATATCGATTGGGGCTGCATTACTGAGTGAGGCAGTTTGTGATTTAGCTTCCACAAGCGAGAAGTCCGCCATCTCTTTTTTGAGTTTATCATAGAGAACACTCTCAGCGGTCTTGGTATACGCAGATAATGCTTTAGCCAACTTTTTAATTCGTGCCTCGGTTACAGTACCAGTACCGACATGACGATTAAGCAATCTCATTATCTCGGGAGCAATTTCATCATCATAGATTTTGAATAGCTGGTTTACCTCTTGCGTTTTATATCGCTCAAGATAGATGGCATGAGAGATTGCTCGCTCAGAAAGGTACTCCGAGGTCGTCAATATATTTTTTGGTAACTTAGCCATTATTGCTCTTCGCCATTTTTCTCACTACCGGGCTCAAGTGACTTCTCGGGGTTAAACGGAATACCACCGCTCATCGTTTCACCTTTGGTATCTTCAACTTCTTGGTCTACATCGACAGTCTCGGAAAGTACGTCTCGACGTTTACACTCATTGAGATAAGTTCTTTGAGAAATATCACCACGAGCACGGCCCTTGTCAATTGTGTCAAGGTCTTGAGTACCGCGAGTCACTACAGAGAAATCGCTGTAAATGTCAACATCCAAATCATCTGGCGGTTCTTCGTCAATCCACTCGTAGGCAAGTTTAAGAGCATCCACTATTCCTTGCTCCATTGCCATGATCCATGTCTGTACATCACTCTGGTTCCGGCTTTCATCAATTTCCTTACCGGTTGCCGTCTCTTCTTTTGTCGATGAGATGAAAGGCTGCATACCTAATTGATTCATCTTAGCTTCGATGGATTCAATATCGTGCTCCCCAGCTTCGATGGCATTGCCATTATGCTCAACATAAGAAAGGTCAGCATTTTCAGATTCTGTCAAGAATGAGAAGTTAGGGCCAATGGTAATGTCTTTATTGACGTCTTCTTCTTTCATGCCTTTGCCAAACAATATACCAGTCCGAGCAAAACGGAGGATATTACGCTGATCGGAATAAGATTGCCAGTGTGCTAAGTTCATCCATGCTAATCCTTCAAGACACGGCTTGGCAACCATCAGTTTGTTTTTCGATTTGTTAAAGTAGATACTCACCATATAAATCTTACCAAGGGTATTCACACCTTGGCTCTCGACTATAGTGGTATTACTGTTGTCCGTCTTTTTATGACGCTCCCACTTATCACGCTCAATTACTTTTACATAACTTGTTTCTTGGTCACCGTATGCTCCATCTGGCTCAACTACATCTTCTTTGATACGAATCTGAGAAAGTACCGGCGGAGCGTACGGTGAGAATGATTCAAATCGCCATCCGATTAACTCTGGAGAGGTTACCATACGGAAATACGGCCTTACACCCCACTTTTGCTCATCTTCCTTCGTTCTTTCAGCGGGAGCTGGTGGGAAATCAACAAGAATATGGACAATGCCACGATGGACTGCTTCATAATAACAACCGCGGGTGAAATTGTGGAAGGATGTACCGAAGCCGTCACAGTCGTCTTCCAGAACTTGTAGTGATTCTGGTAAATCAATGGCAATAGCGACTTCACGACTGAATGGACGGCTAGTTAAATTGTCTAGTGAATCCTCATAGCCATTGTAAAGTACAGATCGATCCAATCGAGCTTGCCATTTTTGTTGCTTCTCTTTGGGCTCTTTGGGTAAATACGTCTTTCCCGCTGCCCGCATTGCAAGCGTACCTCCAAGAAGTGTGTCCGGAAGTTGCCAATGTTCGTGCATTCTCATCCAACCGGTACATGGAGAGAAAACATCATTTGGATCTTTAGTCGCCTTAGCCATAATATACCTCAAGTATTTTCGTTATCATCGATTAAATGCTCGATCAACTTATCCACTTTTTTACAAATTGTTTTTTGACCCTCTTTAAGATTGGTATGAATCTCGCAACATA